TTATGATTATCAAAATTTAAATAGTGATACTTTAAAAATACCTTTAGATTAAATTTAAAACTTTTTAATTTTCATTGATTGGATAATTAATAATTTCTTTAATTTCAACCATAATATGTTCTTGTTCATTTTCTTCTTTTTTTTCTGCTTCTAAAACAACCTTTCGTTTTCGTCCTCTTTTACTTTTAACAATAACTTCACCATTTTCTTCTTTAGGTTCTTTAGGTTCTTTAGGTTCTTTAGGTTCTTTAGATTCTTTTGGTTTTTTAGGTTCTTTAGGTTCTTTAGCATCAGTCTTTTTTTTAGAACGACGACGATTTTCATTTGCCCTTTCAATCATTAATAGTTTAATTTTATAAATTGGATCATTTATATTTGTATCTCCTTTTTCTGTTTTTATTTTTTGAAAAACAACATCTTTTTCTTGTTTAACAATATCATAATTATCACTAATTACTTTATTAATAAAATCATAGGCTTTATGTGTTTGTTCAATTGTACATCCACCAGTAATAATAACTGAACCAGTTCTAAAAACAGCAATTGTCACTTGAGAACAAGTTGTTTGAACTTTCTTTTTCTGTTCTTTAAGAACAAAACACGGAATTTCACATTTACAAACCCCGTTTTGGTCTTGGTCTTCCAAAAAGAAATAATAAGATTTAACAGCTTGATAAGTAGGCTCTAAGGTTGCATAAATATTATACTTCTTTTTTAAAATTGCGTGTAATTTTGCACGGTCAATATTAAACCCTAAAGTATAATCACTATTAATCATAACAATACGAAAATTACTCATCTCTATATTAGATTTTTTATCTTTAATATTTGTAATAACTCCCTCATCAATCGCAAAATGACTTACTTTTTCATCTTTGATTTCAATTAATGTTAAAATATTGTCAATCATCACAGAACGATAAACTTTATCAATTTCATTTTCTTTATCATTTTCTTTATCATTTTCAGTTGTATAAATATACTCATTTTTAACTAATAAATTTGTATTTTTTTCCATATCTTCTTTAACTTTTATTAAATCTTTTGTATGAACTTTAGTTTCTTTAATAATTTCAATTAATCTTTCAATTACCCAATGTGCTTCTTCAACTGAACGAACACCGGTCATTTGAATTTTTCCATTATTGAAAACTTTAATATTGACAAAACGATTTTTAAAATGGATAATTAGAGTTGCTTGATTTTCAAATTTACGCTTTTTAATAGTCTTCTTCTTTTTCTTTTTGGATTTATTAGGATCAGGTTCAGGAAATTTAGAATCACCTAGAAACTTATCATTATAATTTACATCCTCTAAAAACATCTTTTTTAATTGGAGATTAATTTGTAATTCTTTTTTCTTTATTTGGGCTTTTTTACCACAATATTGACCACTTGGCAATAACATAAAATATTCTACATAAACTATACCACCCTTACCAGATGTTATAATTTCATCAGTCTTATTATAAATCTTTACAAATCGAGATAAAATATCTAGATTTATATCAATATTTAATTTACATAAACACGTCATTGTTGATATTTTTAATTTACTTGGAACAGGAATTTTATTTAATTTAGTTAATTGATTTGTTAATTGATTGGTTAATTGATTGGTTAATATTAATGCATTATTTTGATTTTCATTTTCAAATTCACTCATTTTGTTAATCGAAATACTTTTACAATTTAGTTTTTTAAATTCAATTTTTCGATATAGATATTTAATACCTTTTTTTTAAAAAATTTAAACACACTTTTTTAAAAAAGCATTTTTATTTTCCTTTTAAATGAACCTAGAGAGCATTTAAAAGTTTTATTGTAAATAGAAAAAAGATTTTTTATGGTAAAAAGTGTTTTTGATAAAACTTTTTCAATAAAAAGCCCAAATGGGCTTTTTTATGGTAAAAAGTTTATTTTTGATTAAGATTAGGATTTGGATTTGTTAATAAATGTAATTTGTATTTTTTAATAAAATCTAAATTTTTTTCTTTAATATAGTCTTGAGCGGTTTTTATAAAAGCTTTATCTAAGTATTCTAGGTTATCATTATAATAAATTTGTTTTTGTATTGTAAAACTCCAATTATCAGCTAATTTCTTGCTTATTTCTAGGATTTGAACGACAAATTCTTCAGGATATTCATCATTAAATAAATCAACTTCCATAAATTTATTTGTTTTATCTTTAACTAAATCTAAAAGGACATCCATTATTTTTTTATCAACACCTAGAAAACCTTTGCCAATAATATAAAATTCTCTGCTTTGTGCATTTTGAACTGGTTTAAAAAACTTTAATTCCTTAAAACTGTTATACCATAAATATATAATATTCCAGATAATAGGCTTTTCAATAGGTGTTAAAATTTTAAATATCATACTTCCATTAATAGGTAAAAAATAAGTAATAGCAACCATACTACACATTACAGTTTTAATATATCCTTCCTCAAACATTGGGATACCACAATCACTTGTTATTAAATCAATATTATCAACTATTTTTTTAGGTGAATTTTTATAAGAAATAATATTATTATAACTTGTTATATCACCATCACCATCAGCACCCCAATGCCATTGATTAGGATAATTTTTAATTATACCAAAATCATCACCAAGATATTTTTTACCTTTAGATGCTTTATATGATTGCGCATTCCATTCTAATTTAGATACTTTTGTTTCTTTTTTAAGATAATAATCTAAACAATCTATAAATGAACCAGGTGCTTCACATAAATGAAAACTCTTATAAGTTTTTCTATTTGGATCAATTAAATTAGTTTCAGCTAAAATTTCATACATTTTAATCCAAGCTTGTGATACATTTCTTTTTATTTTTCCTCTTAAAACATTTGATAAATCTTTGCTTTTATCTTCACCCACTGACTTATAATATCTAAATAATTCAATACTTCTAAAATATTTAGGCAATTGGAGTTTGTAATTATTACCTAAATCTAAATTTTTACGACTATCTATAATATGACCAGTTTGAAAAATTTGATTATTAATATTAAATAAATCATTACTAGATTCTAACCCCATCTTAACTTTTCTACTGTTTTGTGTTTTTTTCTTACTTTTCTTACTTTTCTTACTTTTCCTTTGTGATAATTGATTTTCATTTTCAAAATCTATTTTAAAATTACTTAATTTTAAATTTGATTTTGATTTTAAATATTTTTTAGTAAATTTAATTGATTTTTTTGTACTAATAAATAATTTACTTGGTATTTTTATTTTATATGATGTTTTAAAATTATAATTAATTGGTTCAGTATTACCATACATTTCAGTTAAAATTTGCTGAAAAAATTTATTATTTATAGTTTCTTTAAGTTTATTATCAATTGGAAAATACTCAATATCCCATTTTTTACAATACATTATACTAGTATTAATATGTTCTAGTGTTGGAAGTTGAGGAAGATCACTATCTGGAATATCCATAATTTTTTCTAATTTTTGTAATTCTAAAAAGTTTTCAAAATATACTTTATCATTAAAATTTATTATTTCTTGATATTCTTGAGCATTTTCATTTAAATTCAAAAACCCTGTTATATAAGGCTTGATATTATTAGTATCAATTTCTTTTTTAATACAAAAATATTTTCTTTGTTCTGGATCATAAATATTAAAATCTTCTATGTTATTTGGATAAATTTTTTTAATTTTATATAAAATGTTTAATAATTCTTGATATTCACTATCACTAATACCAATAAAATTTTTAAAAATTCCATAAGTTCCCGTTCTCTTAAACCTAGAATTAATTTCAGGGTAATATAGAAAAGAATTTTTAAAATATTTTTTTAAAATTAAATAAATATCAGCAATTGCTTTATTATTTATAGAATCTAATCTAATTATAAAAGTTCCATCCAGTTTAGTATATTTTAAACCAATTAATAATCCAACATATATATTAATAATATTATAAAAATTATCAATATGTACTGTTGCTTTATCAAACATAAATAAATTATAATTTATAATAGAAGATTCTTGTATTAATTCACTTTCTAATAAATTATAAACTGATTCATTAAATTGAATATAATTATAATTAGATGTAATATTTTTTATAATTTTATAAATTTTTTTTATTAACAAATCATAATTATCATTTTTAAAATTTAAAAATTTTTTATTATAATTAATATAAGTAATTTTTTTAATTTTATAATTATTATAATTTATAACTTCTAATAAATGTGGTATATTACTTATTTCAGTTATATTACAATTTTCATTAATATCATTTAAATATAATTTAAATATTTCATTATATGAAAAAAAATTGTTAAATGGTATATATTTTAAAAAAGTATTATTAATTAATTTTCTTGAATATCCATATTCACTTAATGTTGTGAAAAAAAATGGATATAAATATTTTGATTTATTAAAATATTTTAAATTATCAATACAATCATCTTTAAATAATTTATGTATTAAATTAAACATTTTTTTATAAAAAAATCCTTGAATTTTATTAAAAAAAATAAAATTTTTATTAAATTTTATTTGTAAATTAATATTTTTATTTTGTAAAATTGATATTTTTTTTGAACCTCCTCTTACTTGTAAAGGCATTTGTGTAATTTGAAATCGTTCATGTTCTTTAAATTTTTTTTTTTTTTCTATTCTTATTTCTTTCATATTTAATTTTGCAAGTATTTCTGCTGGAATAATTGAATCTCCTTTTGTAAAAAAAATTTCTGTTTTATCATCACCTATAATATACCCTTTCATACCTAAATAATATATTAATTTAAATTCTTCATATGTAAAAGGATAGTTTTTAATTATATGACCGGTTTTTAATGGTTCTAAAAATATATTAAAGTTTATATATTCTAATTTTAATCCTGTATGATATGAGAATGTAAATTGTCTTTCAACATCTAAAATTTTAGCAGTTAAAATAATAAATATTCTGTCTTTACGAGGTTGTTTTGTTTCACTATTATAATATGATAAATTAATAATATTTACTCCTAAAATTTTAATTTTTGTATCATTAAATAAATCTGCTAAATTAAATTTTTGTGGATCTCTAAATAAAAAAGTATTTGTTGTTTTATTATAAGAAAAAATATGTTGAGGTATGTTAAATCTAAGTGGAAAAAATTTTGTATTACTTAAAGAAAACATAAATATTGTTAATAAATTTAAATAAGCACTCCAATTAACTAAATAATTACAATTATTAGTAATATCCATTTCAAAAGACATACATTGTGCTAATTGTCTATATTTATAAAAAAAATCTTTTTTAATATCACCACCAAAACCAAGAATCATTTGTTGAATATTATTTTTTTCTCTTTCATTACTAATTAAAAATTTTCTCATTTCATCTTTATTTATTCTAAATTTAAATTCTGATGATGGGTCTGGATTATCAATAAATAAATTATCTAAAAGTGAAATAGGCATATAACTATATAATCTTTGTAAATCTCTATAATGTTCCTGTGTTTCTGTATTTAATATATCTATCATATTATTAATTGATTCATTAATTGTTTGTATATTTCCTTCATATTCTTGAGGAAAATAAGAAGCAGGACCCCATAATATTTTATCAGATATATTACCAATATCATTCCAATCAATAGGCATAGCAGCTTCTTTTTTTGCTTTATAAGGTATTAATGATTGTTCTTCTTTTTCTGCTTCTCCACTATAATATAATATAAGTTTTGGATCTTTTATTAAATTTTGAGAACATTTTTTTAATCCTTCAACTCTATTTTCTAAAACATTAAAAATATCATCTGCATTTAAATTTTCAAATTGAGTTTTTAATTTGTCATTATTTTTTAATGTTTTATCTATTAGTGTTGCTTGTGTAATATAATCCATAGGGGGTCCTTGTTGTCCATATCTACTATATTCTCTAAAAACTTTACTAAATTCAGCCTCATCACCAGCATCAAAATCTTTATATTTATAAGATTTATGATTTCTTTGTTTAGTATTTACTACTCCTTTAAAATCTGTGAGTGATGATAGTAAAAAACCTAGAAATTTTGAATATTCTTCTAAATTTAAATTAGGAAAATTATCAACATTAGCTGAATAAAAAGCTTTTTTGTCATAAAATGGATATAATAATGTTCTTATTTCATCTTGCTTTTTTTTTATTGCAAGCCTACTTAATGTTGCGAGTTGTCTTGTTGATGATGTTGTTGATGTTGTTGTTGATGTTATTGTTGATGATGCCATAAAATTATATTATTATTTTATTATATAATAATATTTTAAAAATAATTAAAAAACACTTTTTATAAAAAGTTTTATTAAAAAAAAACTTTTTAAAAAGAATATGTTGAAAGATTTGAATAACCTCCTATTAATTTACCATCTTTAAAAATAGCCGGTGTTGTTGTTTGATTACCCATATAATCTTTCATCATACTTTTAAAATTTTCTTTTGAATTAAAAGGTTCCTGTTCAATATCATAATAATAATAAGAAATACCTTTAGATTTTAATAATTCATTTGCTTTTTTATTATAAGGACACCACGATAACCCATAAACAGTCCAACCTAATTTTGCAGGATAAAAATTGGAACAAGCTGTTGGGAAACACATTTTTTTATCACTAGAATTGAAAAAACACACCTTTTTATTATCACTCTTTTGGAAACTTAACATTTAACTTTTTACTTTTAATTATTATAAGTGTTTTTAATTTTAGTTATTTTAAGAATTTTTTGGATTTTAAAATATTTTATAAAAAAGTAAAAAAATTTTAAATAATATTTTATGCTGATGCTGTTGCTGATGATGCTGTTGCTGCTGCTGATGATGATTGTGAAGTTAATGCAGTTTTTAAATCACTTATAAATTGGTCATAAAGGTCAGTAAGAGGTGTTTCCTTTTCAGTTCCATTAAAAGATTTTATTAAAATACTGGTAATATTTAATTCTTTCTTAATACTAGTTAAAATTTTTATTTTATCTTTTTTTAGATGATCTATTAAATCTTCAAAAGAAATAATATAAATTCCGTGTGTTTCATGAAAAATAAAAAATAAAAAAATAGTATTTATATATTTTTGTTCTTTTTCATTTTCATAATTAAATAAATTTTTTATTTTTTCAAAAAAATCATTATACATATCATATGTTTTTTTTAAATTTATAATTTCAAGTGTCATTCTTTCTAAAGTAGGTCTATTAATTTGTGATTTTATATATTCTTCTTTATTTGTAAAAACTTTTCCGATAAAAGAATAAATTCCATGTGTTTTAGCACAATGAACTTGAATATCATGTAATATTTCACTACATGGATTATTATAAAATTTATGTATTTTTTTTCTAGAATTACTTAATCTAAAATTAAGTAAAGGAGCACATATTAAATTAATTGTTTTTTTAAAATTAATTTGAATTATTGTAGGAAATATAATAAATGGTGTTAATAATAATTTTTTAAAAAATATTATATTATATACACATTCATTTTCATCTGGATTTTTTGAATTAAAATCAATACTAGAAAATAAATTTAAATAATTACTTATACAATATATAAATTCAACATATTTAAAACCTTTTGCAATATTTTGATCTATTTCAGTCAAAATATTAGATATTTCTTTTTTAAATAATTCTATTTTTGATTCTTCTGTTTTATTAATAAAATTTAATTGTGCTAATTGTATAGATTTTTTATCTAAAGTATTATTTTTACGTAATGGAGGCATCTTACCAAAATATAAAATTAATAATAAATCCTTTATCATTTGTGCTACTAGAAATCTATATTCAGGAACTTTTACTTGATTTTCATCACCTATATACATATCAGGAGTATAATTAAATGGTAATCTAGGTATTTCTTCTTCTGTTGGTCTTTTGAGTATTTTAAATTCAGGATTTTTACGTTGATACCACTCTAAAGGATCTTCAAAAATTACTTCAAAATCAGGTGTTGGTTTCATTTTTGCTTCATAAGTCCAAAAATCAACTTGTTGTAATGGTGTTCCATCCATTTTAACTCTAGGTTGTAATTGTTCAGGTGATTGACTAAATTCTCTAATTAAACGAAGACAAGCTGGAAACTCACTTTTAAAATCTCTTCCTGTTTTATCCCTTATTATTCCAAAAACTTCTTCATTCCCAACACCACCTTTTTGTATTCTCTTAACTGATTTTAAAGATTTTTTGTTTTTTCTTTTTGTTTGTTTTTTACTTATTTTACTTTTTTTATTAAGTTTAACTTTAGTTTTATTTGAAATACTTTTCATTTTCTTTTTATGAAATAAAAAGAAAATAATTTAAAAAAAAGAAAAAAGTAATAATCTTACCAATAACATCCTCCTTCAACTATTCCTACATTTTTAACTATTTCATCATCACTTGGTCTTATAAATTGTGTGTTATTTTCCTTTATAATTTTTAAAATAGTTTGATTAGATAACCATCTTTTACCAATTACACCAAATAATAATTGTAATCCACCACCAACATAAATTGCAGATTTTTTCATATTAGTTTTTATAAAATTACATAAAGGCAATCCATATCCACCACAAGATACTAAAGCAATATCAAATTCTAATTTCTCAATATCCTGGCACATAATATTAAAAGTTTCAATCCAATTTCTATGAACGTGATTACCAGCTAATGTATTAAAACTCTTGTAAAAAACAAATTCCTGATTTGGTAAAAAAATATCATTTTCATTATTATCTTTATTATCTTTATCTTTATTTTTAAACATCTTAAAATTATTACTAATTTGTTTTTGAAATGAATCAACAAAAGGACTAACAACCAATACTTTTTTTCCTAATAAATAATGCGACCAAGGTTTTTCATTTTCTAGTATAATATAAAAAGGTTCTAAAACTTGATAAATTAATCCAGGTTTTCCTATATTATTCATAAAATATTCTTCATATTTTTTTATATCAGGTAAAGTAATAAAAACACTTATTGCATTTGAAATCATAACAGAACTATAATATAATTGATAATATTTTTCAATATCTAATACTGTTTTATGATATATTCCAGCATTTCTATTTAATGATGGAGAATAAAATAATTTTTTTTCAATAACATAATTATAACTATTTGTAATTTCACCACCTAGACGAGAAATAAAAAAAGGCTCATTCTTATTTATTAAATCAATAATATATTTATTACTTTCTTTTAAATTTAACATTTTCTTTTAATATTTAATGTTTTTAATTTATATTTAATGTTTTCTATTTATATTTAATGTTTTTTTATAATAATTTTTATAATAATTTTTATAATAATTTTTATAATAATTTTTATAATAATTTTTATAATAATTTTTATAATAATTTATTATATAATTCATAATTTTTATCTTGACCTGTACAAGTCCCATCTCCTAGATGTCCTATAACTGTTAAAAAAGTAAAAGAATTGAAAACATAACAATTACTTATTTGAAATATATTTTTTTCTAATAATGAAAAAGTATTATTACTATTACTATTATTATAAGATTCTGTCATTAAACAACCAATATTCATTTTTCTCATAATTGATTGAATGTTTATATAAATTATTGAATTAGAAATCAAAGGAAAATCAATCATAAAATTTCTTAATAAATTAATTTCATCAATTCTAGGTATGAACTTAACAGGTTTTTGATTATCACTTAAATTATTCCAATAAACTTTTTTCTTCCTACGAAACTGAGAAATATTAGCAATTCTTAAATTATCCGTTAATTCACATTTTATTTGATTTTTTAATTCTACGTTTAATTCTAATTCTGTTCCTGAATCTAGAATACTATTTTGATTAAATTCAAACATTTTATCAATTATAATACTAAATAAATTAATAATTGTTTTGTCATCAAAAGGTATTCCAAATTTATTAAAATTATTATCTATTTTAATTAATTGATTTCTCCATTTTCTAGTTTCATTAATTATTATTTCAAGAAAATAGA